CTGTTCGGGTTTCCCGGTAGACGCGCAGGGGGTCGCGACATGTGGGGATGCGACGGGGGCGATGGGGTGGGTGGGTCGTTTTTTTGGGGAACGTGTCGCTTTGACAAATTTTGCGACATATTCCGAAGGATGAATACTCGGATCTGCGACAGGCCTATGCGGCGGCTTCGGGGGTGACGTTGCGGACGGCGCAGCGGCATCAGCGGTCGAACCATCCGGACTGGCAGCGGTTCATCGGGGTGACGGCGGGGCAGGCAGTGAAGCGCGGGGCGATCGAGAAAGCGGACGCGGCCGCGTTGGCGGCGGTGTCGCCGCACCGGCCGGAAGAGGAGCCGCGGTTCTATGAGGTGGACGAGAAGGATCTGGCACCGGCGCAGATCAACGAAAAGCGCGCCTGGGAGATCCACCGGCGGACGTTCGAGGAATGGCGGCGACAGCTCGAGGGAGTGCACGGGGAGCCGATCATCGCGCTGGCGTTTGCGAAGGAACTGCCGCGGCTGCGGGAGGACTACGAAAAGGCGCGGGCGGCGCGGGAGCGGTGGGAGATCGAGCAGCGGCGGCTGATCCCGTCGCATGAGTTCGAGCGGTTCGTGGGGCAGTTCCTGATCCCGCTGGCGGAGCTGCTGAAAAATCTGCCGGTGGAGCTGCCGGTGATGATGAATCCGGACAATCCGAGCTATGCGCGGGAGCGGGTGCTGGAGTGGTTGAGGGGCAAGGCGGAGCTGCAGATCTCGGAGATGCTGCGGGGGGCGGATGAATTCCTGGCGGCATGAACCGACTGGCTTCGATCGTGGCTCCGCACTTCCGGTTCGACCGGGCGCCTTCGGTGACGGACTGGGCGGAGAAGAATCTGCGGCTGCCGCCGGAGATGTCGCCCAGGTCACACGGGCCGTTCTCGGTGCGGTCCCGGCCCTGGGCGCGGGAGCTGCTCGAGGTGTGGCATCCGGAGAGCGGGGTGCGGAAGTGTGATGTGGCGGCCGGCGTCCAGATCGTGAAGACGACCTCGATGGTCGTGGGGATCTGTTACCGCATGTGCTATTCGCCGGTGCCGGTGATGATCGTCGGCGGGATGTCGGCCGACTTCGCGAAGCGGGAGATCTCGACGAAGCGGCTGCATCCGCTGATCAATGCGAACGAGGTGCTGCGCCGGTTGAAGCCATACGATCCGAACCAGTTCGGGAAGGGGGAGATGATGATGGCGTATGCTCCGATTTTGGTGACGGGGGCGGGGTCGGACACGAACCTGGCGGGATCGACGCAGGGGATCGTCGCGATCGATGAGGCGGCGAAGATCCTCCAGGAGGCGAGCGACGAGGCCCCGGAGGCGCACCCGATCCGGTTGGCGGAGGACCGGACGAAGGACTTCCTCGGGAGCGAGTTCGTGTGGAAGAGCTCGACGCCGAATTCGCCGAATCACCTGTTCTGGCAGGACGTGCAGGCGGGGACGTTCACGCATCTGTATGTGCCGTGTCCGCACTGCGGGGAGTATTTCCCGTTCGAATTCGAGAGCCGGAAGGGCGGCGAGGTGGCCAGCGCGGTGCAGCTGGGGGAGACGATGGACGAAGGGAAGCCGCGGGAGTATCGGTCGGTGGTGTGGAGCCAGGCGGCGCGGAATGAGGACGGCACCTGGGACGAGCAAAAGGTGCGGGAGACGACGCGCTACATCTGCCCGCACAACGGCTGCGAAATCCGGGACGAACACAAGCCGCGGATGCTGGAGGCCTACGAGGCGCGGGATCACAATCCGCGCGCGAGTTCGTCGCACCGGTCGTATCGGATCCCCAGCTTCTATGCTCCGACGCGGCGGTTCTCGGATCTGGCGATGGCGTTCCTCTCGCGGGGGGATTTGTTCTCCACGGGGCTGCAGGTGTTCTTCAATCACGAGCTGGCCCTGCCCTGGACGGACATCGATCTGAGGTTGAAGGACGAGGATCTGTGGGCGTGCCGGGCGGAGGGTGACATCGCCTACGTGCGGGGGATGGTGCCGTCGAAGCCGGGGGTGTTGTTCGCGGCGGCGGACATCGGGCAGACGGCCTCGCACTGGTGCGTGGCGATGATCGATGCCGAGGAGAATCTGTGGGTGGTGGACTGGGGCACGGTTCTGTCGATCGACGATTTGCTGAAGCAGCCGGGGCAGTGGGTGTATCACCGGGCGGGGAAACCGGAGGCGAAGATGCGCCCGCACCGGGGACTGGTCGATTCCGGCGACTTCACGAGCGACGTCTACAAGATGTGTCAGCGGAGCGGCCGGTTCTGGTGGCCGTCGAAGGGATCGAACGCGACGAGCGGGGAGTGGGGCCAGTCGAAGCTGGCGGCGTATCCGGGGCTGATGCTCTACACCTACGTCGACAAGGTGGCGAAGGATGAGCTCTACGATCTTCGCATCCACCGGAAAAGCGGGCGGCGGGTCTTCCTGCCGGCGGATGTGACGACGGATTTCGTGGACGGGCTGCGGGGGCAGGAGCGGGTGAACAAGGGGATGAACGCGCGGTGGAAGGATGTGCGCGAGGATCACTACGGGGACGCGCTGAAGCTGATCCAGGTGTTGAGCTGGATCTTCTCGGGATCGCGGGCCCCGGGGGATGAGACGGCGCGTTGACATGCCTTCGGGCGCATGACCTCGCAGCGCGTGCTGGTGAATTCCTATCTGGCGTCCGCGAGGGCGGCGGCGACGACGCAGGCGGGCCGGTTGGCCTGGCTGGAGGCGCGGCGCGCGGCGCTGTCGGAAGAAGTGGAGGGCGGCGACTGGGAGGTGGGATCGACGGCCTACGACGGGCACTCGGCGACTTCGCGGCGGATGGCCTCGGCTCAAGCGCGATTGCAGGCGGTGTTCCGAGCGATCGAGGTGCTGACGGCCAACGAAGACGCGACCTCGGACAGCGGCACCGGGATCCTGATCCCCCGATTCTCGGGACTGCCTCACGCCTAAGATGGAAGCACGTTTGCAAAAAGTATTCGCGTCGCTGAAGGCGGCGATGGGACGGAAGGCGGCGGCGGCGGATCCGGCGGGCGCGATGCGATCGGGCCGGCCGCAGGCGCATGGCACGCTCTCGACCTCGAGCAGCTACAGCGACTCGACGCCGTTCGGGAATGCCACCACGGGATACCGGACGCGGTCGAGCTCCAGTCTGCTGGAGCTGCGCGATGCCCAGCCGGTGCAGCGGCGCGAGGCGATGCGGAACTCGCGCTTCCTGGCGGCGAAGCTGGGGATCATCAAGGCGCTGCACCAGAACACGACGCGCTACTCGATCGGCCGCGGGTTGATGCCTTCGAGCGGGTGCCGGGATGAGGAGTGGGCGCAGATGGCGGATGAGCTGTTCTACGAATGGGCGAGCCGGAAGAGCTACGACATTCGCGCGGAGATGACGCACTTCGAGGCGCAGAAGATCATCCTGCCGGACGTGATCCGGGACGGCGATGCGGGCGCGGTGCCGGTGAGGAACTTTTTCGGCGAGCCGGCGGTGCAGCACTTTCCCAGCGACATCATCGGCGATTCCGCGGGCGAGTCGATTTTCAAGACGAACCCGGGATGGCGCTGGCGCGAGGGGATCCTGCGGAATTCGATCGGGGCCCCGGTGGCCTTCCGGGTGCTGCGCGATTGGCGGGACCGGCAAAGCGATCCGCAGGCGCGGGCCTATTGGGATTACCCGGCGCAGAATTTCTGGCACGTCGGCCGGAACCAAACGATGCACGCGAACCGGCCGCTGCCGTGGATCCACCACGGCGACCAGAGCGCGATCCAGATCCTCGACCTGAACGTGCTCGAGATGCAGGCGGCGAAGCTGAACAGCTACTTCGCGGCGGCGATCAAGGTGACGGAGAACGGGATGCCGGCGGGGATCGCGGATCTGCTGACGAAGGAGACGGAGTCGATCCAGACGGGACGCGATGCCGAGGGGAACGCGGTGACCTCGCAGGTGGAGCGGAGCTATCTGAACCTGATGGGCGGCGCGGGGATCCCGGTGCTGGAGCCGGGCGAGGAACTGCAATTTTTCAAGAACGAACGGCCGAGCACGACCTTCGCGGGATTCATCGAGTATCTGATCGCGGACATCGCGATCGGGTTTGGCGTGCCGGTGCAGTTTGCCTGGGGACTCACGGGATTGGCGGGACCGCACGCGCGGCTGGTGCTGCAGCAGGCGGACTGGTTCTTCCAGGACGTGGCCGATGTGCTGGTGACGAATTACTGTCAGCCGGTGTGGGAATCGTTCATCGCGGATCAGATGAACCGTGGGATCCTGCGGCCGCCGACGCCGGGCACGAACTGGCGCTCGGTGCAGTGGCAGGGGCCGGGCTCCATGACGATCGACAAGGGCCGCGACGGGAAGCTGTATCTGGAAATGGTGTCGGCGGGGATGGGACGCCGCGCGGCCTGGCATGAGATGACCGGCAAGCACGGGAAGACCGAGCTGATGAAGACGGTGAAGGAGGTGCGGTATATCATGGATCTCTGCGACGAGGCCGGGGTGCCGTATGAGTTCGTGCTCGGGAAACAGGCGGCGAACGCGGCCGGGGCGACGGATCCGATGGCGGTGGCGGAGGAGATCGCGCAGCGGATGGAGAGCGCGTGATTTGTCTGCATATGCAGACAAATCCGGAGGAGGGAGACAAAATCATGGGG